CAAGACGCATAGCAGAATCATTCCAAGCATCTGTGTTTGGAAGCCACTCACCATTAACTTGCTCACCATTATCTTTAATGAGCTTTTGCATACGCATATGAGATTGCTGATCGATACCGTTCTTTAGGAGCTTTTCCTTATCAGCAGCACTAATCTTATTCCAAGGCTTCATAATAGATTCAGTCATGCGAAGCATTGTTACATTACCAGCCATCTCCTTCAGGGCTTGGTTCCAAAGGTTAAGACCGTTAAAAAAGAAGAACATGCCTGTTGCTTTATTAAGTCCACGCTCTAGCCCATAACGAGATCCAAACAGATCCCCAACATCTGACATTGCATGCGCTCTTAATCCAAGAGTAGCATCTACACCAACAGCAGCTTTGCTAAGCTCATCCTTAGACATTCTTGAAACAGTTGCTGCTTGATCGTTAAACAAGGACATGAAGCCCTTGCGATAGGCATTAGAAAATCCCTCAACCATAACAATTCTTGCTACATCAGGAACTGAGCTGACCATTGCGCTGCCCATACCAGCCAACACATTAAATGACTTCATAACCCTGACAGCTCTGCTGGACAAAGCATGAGGATCTTTTGATGCCCCATATGTACCTCTAAGCCTGTCTCTCAACCCCTTAATATCACGAATGTCATTTTCCAATGCCCTTGCAAGATCTGCTCTTGCCTCTGAACTAGGAGCATCGTCCATAAGCTTTTTATATTCGGCAGCAACGTCATCAAGAACGGTTTGCATATTTACATCGCCATACCTTCTGGCAATCTCAATATCCATTCCCATTGTCTTTACATGATGCCTAATAAGAGTCTCAATATCATTCTCAAGAAACTCCTCAATCATTTCATCTGGAATCTCAAGAGTTCTAGCCTGAACACCACTTGCCCTTTTTACCCAATCCAATCCATCTGTTGCTCCCTCAAGATCAAGATATGGCTTTTGTCTTGTAACCGTATCCAAAACATCGTTAGCAAACTTCTTGGCTTCTCCAGAACCCATGCGAAGCTGTGCTTTAGCATATGACTCAATAATGGAAAGAAACCTTTCTGGATTCTCCATAATCTTATCTATGCGATATATTCTTGGCACATAAGAAGGCGCAGTATTTGGAGTAACACCTTCCATCTGAAGCTTTGCTAATTGCTTTTCTAGCCTAGTAACTTCAGCAACATTATCTGCTAATTTTGCAGCCTGAATGTCGGCCATAAGCTGCTTTTCAAACAACCTTACGCTCTGAGCTTGGTCTCTAATGTAATTGAATACATCACGATAACCACGGGCAGCTTGAGTTACATATGAGCTAGCAGAGTCATTCATTGCATCTGCATCACCACGGCGCATTGCCATACCAATACGATTTCTAAACTGAACTTCTGTAAGCTCTGTTGTTCCTCGGAACGTATCACTAAGATTCATCTTCATCATATCAAATGCACGACGAGAATCTGACTGAGGAATTGATCTCCCTCTATAGGCAAGATACGCTTCATCACTGTGTCTAACAGATTCAAGCAGCCTTGAGAGATATGTTGTTCTGAATGTAGTCTCTACTGACTGATCCATGGCTTCTTGCTGACCACGAACCTTTTTCTGCATCATGCCGCCAACATCGACCATGCCCACAGCCAAACCACGAACATATGGATTGGGGCTTTGCAGCATACGAAGTACAGGGTTCCAGCCTAGCTTTTCAATTCCTATTCCTGTAGCTTCAAGCCCCTCCTGCTCCATCTGAGCATAAGCAGCTTGCCTTGCCTTTTCAGGGCTAACCCCTGCCCCAGCAGAGCGATAAACAGAACCCTGAGGAGTCAAGGCTGTAGAAGCAGATAGGTTCCTACCACCAAACTTGTAAGCCAAACCACCGCCAACAAGGCTAAGCATTGTAAGTGCAACAGCACTATGGCTAGCATCTCTTTGTGTATTCTGACTGTCGAGCAGCATCTGTTCTGGGGCCATAAGCGCATATGTATATGCTGTGCCACCAACAAACCTTCTTGTTTTGTTTGCTATGTTTAATAATTTAATTGGGGCAAGAGGAGCAAGGCTGGTAGGGCTTAAAAGACCGGCAGCTACTTGAGCGCCGCCAGAGTATGTGCTTGAAAGAAGAAGTGCGTCTTGTGCATCTTCTTCCATTTCCTCAACCATGCCCATAGACTCTGCATGACTTCCTGAAAAACGAAACCTCCAAAGGCCATCTGTACCGCCAACCCTTTTTGCAAGCTTCTTGTCTTCAAATGCATCATATCCTGGAGTCGTCTGATAGTTCTCTGCCGTAAGCATAGAGGTCAAAGCAGGAAGAAAATTTCCTTGCTTAAAGGCAGTACCCCAAACATTAGAAAAAGACTCATCAAAGACAAAGTAGTCGTAAGCTTCAGGATCACTTAATTGAGATGGTATTTGTTCGCCATACTGTTTGTCTGGACCAAAAGCATTACTATAGGTCGTTGTAAATTGCTCCTGTGATGGCAGTGCTTTGTTTGCCTTTGTCTCAGGCATATCAGATCTTATTGCAACAGGATCAACCAAACCCACAGACCTGTCTGTTATCTCCTCAATTATAGGTAACTTTATATCCTCAGCAGCGGAAGTTGCTGGAGCAGGCTGTCGTTCAGTAATCAAGCCCTCAACAGTAGAATCATCAACTGCCGTTTCTGGCTGTTGACGCTCTGTAATCATTCTGTCCTCTAAGCGAGACTCATCTATCTGAGTCTGAACAGCACTAACAAGCTGCTCATTAGACATGTCCCTTGGGCTTACTTTTTGGGGTCCAGTAGGTGCGGTACCCAGATCTTCAAAGTCACCACGATCTCTGCCTTCAAAAATCTGTGCTTCTTGAATACCGTACTGAACGTCTCTTCTTAATTCTTGTTCAAATTTTTTTTTTGCTGCGAGTTCATCCTCGCTTAAGCCACCGATAAAGTAATCTGCTTCTAAGTTTCGTCGGGTTTTGTAGTTGTCCCCAAAGTTTCTTAGGTTCTTCTCAGCAGCATCCCAATCATCAGATGTTACCTGTCTCCAGAAGTTTGGAGTTTCGCTTTGCAAGTCACCATACTGAAATGCAACTGATGCGATTACTGTTGCTTTGTGCTTAGGGAGATCATCAAAAGATTCGCCAGTTGCTGCTTGCCATTTGGTTTGCAGCTTTTCTACAGCATCTTTCTTGGAAAACTCATCAATAGTCTTGGCTTCTGGATCAGTAATAAGAAGATTGCCCGCAACTTCCTCTGCTTGCGCTCCCTTGATGCCAAGATAGGGAGTAAGCTTATCAATAAGGGTCTTTGGAAGGCCCGTAAGATCCGCAAGGTTTCTTGCTCCAAGATCAAATCCGGTAGCAATAGTAACACCAGAATCAGATCCATCTGCATCAGGAACGTATCCTGTTAAACGGCCCTTGCCTTCTCTTGCGCTAATAAAGTCCCAATCAATATTGCTCATTACCGCCACCCCAAACTTGTTATGCGATCCAACATATAGAAGAACTCATCCTTTTCTTCACCAGTTAAAAGCTCATCGCCAATGTCTGAACGAAACGTGCTGTTAAATATATTCATAAGGCCAGAGAAACTTCTGTCACTTCTTGTTCTCTCAAGAGAATCAAAGCCAGATTGCAGTAAGCTTTGATCCATTAATCCATAAGAGGACCAAAAGTTCTTCATCTTGTCAGACTTAAGAGTCTCAACAGACTGCAAGAAAGATTGATATCCCTTGCTGCGCTTAAAGTCATAGCTGTAATCATTAAGAAGAGGGATTGCTTGACCATATGAGGTTCTTAAAACAACCCTATATGTCTGCCTGCCGCCATAAACCTCATTAGGAATGTAGTGCAGCGCAGTATCCATAAACTTATCAGGGAAGCCCAAGTCACTTACTCTTGGGGCTTCATCAACCCTCATGAGCTGTTCTAAAATTTTTGGATCAATCAGACCAGAGTTGCTTGTAAACAAATCCTTAATATCTTGATTGATATCATTCATGCCTAAGGTAACGCCAGCATTGCCGGTAGTAGATTGCGCCCTTGGCAATATAGGGTTTGTTATAAACTCCAACTCACCTGTGTAGGCATTTTGCTGCGCCCCTACTCTTTTGCCCATTTCTCGAATGGTATCACGCATTGCTTTCACAGGATCATACATTGGGTATTTAAGCATCTTTCCAAGAAAAAGGCTTTTCATTCCCTGCTTTATGTAAGGATCACTTAAGATCATGCTCTTTACATTTGTAACTCCAGCATTTGATGCAATCTGATTAAGCATTTGATTATCTTCATCAGTAATATATGGCTGCATAATATCCAGAATGCTTCTTCCAACCAGAGATTCAGTATAAGCATCCATAAAGATGCTTTCTAAAGCTTGGTCCTCAGAAACTTCTGAATATTTTGAGTTTGCAACAAGAGCTGATGCGTTTCTGTTTAAGCTTTTGTCAGCAGAAAAAGCATCAACTGCAAGCTCGACGCCAATACTGTCTGCAATTCTAAGAAAGGCTACTGTCTCTTCATTAAGGCTGTTATAAAAAATACCTTCTGCCTGCTCTTGGTCTATATCCCTTGCTTTGCGAATAGCCGAAATAGTTTGACCCATGAGCTGTAGGGATCTATTTGCATTATCAACATTATTTGGAGCGTTTTCTAAAAGGAATGCCGCCCCAGGATGAAGAAGTCCCTTTGTCTGAACAGCAAAACCAGCAACAACATTCACACTTGCAAAGAAGATATCTTCATCTTCTGAAAGCAAATCCATAGGAATCATTTCGCCTGTTTGATTGTTGCGAATTTTATCGAAGTTCATTACTTCAGAAAAAGCTGCAAGCTCAGATGCTGTTGGCATTATAGTATTTGATATCTTGCTTTCAGCAACGCCAGCCAAGCGAGTAAGATCAACACGCTTTTGATGATGGCCAGCATAAGTATTAACGTCTGTAATAAATGCTTCTCTGTCTGCCCAGTACCCGCCCTTACCAATAATATTTTTTGACTCTAATCCAGACATATACATTTCGTTACGATAATAGGCTGGAGTTTTTGAAAATGAGCTAAGATTAGGATTTAGCTCCATAGAGATCATGGAGCCTTGTTTTTCTATATCATCTCCCTGATACAGAACCAAAGCTTCATCATATTTGGTTCCGGCTTCAAGAAGAAGCTTGTCACCCTCCAAGCCAAGCAACCCCATACCGTGAAGAAGCTTGATTTCACGCATGGCATCCATTGCCATAGCAGGAGTTGTTTGAGTCGGATTATCAAGAACTGCTAAATGATTTTGGTATTGTGCTTTGTAGCCACTTGCGATCTTACTGGAATTTTGAGCAGTAGCACTTGTTGAAACGCTAAATAGGTTTGCTATTTGCGTATCTTCCAGTCCATGTATAAGGGATGATGGATCTGCTAACTCTCCAACAATATCAAGGCCATCAACTACAGCAGACCTATAAAAATCTCCATAAATAGCAGATCTAACTTCCTTCTCTTCTTTTGACTGTGCAGCTTCAATAGCTGAAAGCATTTGAACACTTTGAGCCATGACGTTTCTTAGTGTAGTAGAGTTTATATCAGGATTAAGTTCAGCTTCTGCTACAGCCTCTTTAATCATCATGTAAGCTTCTGAAGCACCACCTGAATAATAAGCTCTCTCTACACCGGCCTGAGCAACCTTTGATGCAATAACAGTTGCCTGTGCATCCTTAAACGCATCAATGGACTTTGGAGATACCTCATTGGCTTCAAGAGTGCTAATAATGTCATCTTGCTCAGCTAATATCTCATCAATGCGATCTTGAAGAGCTGTGGCCTGTGCAGGGTTTGTTGTCCCTGCACTTTTTGCATAAAGAACGCCAAGTTCAACAGAGTTTTGATTGTAAGCCTTTGTGCCTTGATCTACGGCATATTCAATCTCATCAGATCTTTGCTGAGCCAGTGCTTGATTTTCTACCCTTGTAAAGGCTGACGCAACCTTTGGGGCAAGGGCTGTGTAAATCTCTTCATCAATATCGCTTATTCCCTGCAAGTAACCTTGTGCATTTGATCGTATAGCGGCGGGATCATTAGGGTTATCAATAAGGGCATTAGATGCTGCATCATTAATATCATTAGCAGCGGCATTTACATATGTCTGAACAGCAGCCTTGCGATATGTCGCAAGAATCTGTTGTTGATCTGCATCTGCATATGTTTGGCTTGCCTTCCCGTAATCAAAATTAGTTAAGGGAACAAGATTGCCCTCTTCATCATAAGAGACACCGGCTGTTCTGCCATCGATTTCAGCTTGGCGTATTAGCTGATTAAACTCACGCTTACGATCATCAAGACCTATTCCATAAGCAAGATCACCGATCTGACCATAAGAAGCGGCAGCTTGCTTAAACCCACTAAAGTTGGGCAAGCCAGTAGGCTGCACAAGGTTAGATCTTCCTGCTGTCTTCCTGTAAGCCATTATGCGCTACCCACACCCTGTCCAATGCTGTAAACACCACCAACAGTCTTGGCAAAACCACCAAGTTGAGCGGCTCTGCCAGCAGCTCTGCTACCAGCAGCCCCAACCTCATATCTGCGACGATTAGAAAGGCCCATTAGCCTTATTGCAGCTATATCATTCTTCGCTATCTTCTTCTCATCATCTGCCAGTGCCAATACACTTGCGCTTGTACCAAGGGCAACGCCCTGAGAGGACATGCTTGTTCCAAGGGAGGCAAGCTGAAGGCGCAACTTTCTATTGCGTTCATTTTCCTGCTGAGACGCCTGAATTTTAGCCATTTCGGCTTGCTCTTCTTGAGCCTGAGCTTCTGCTTCATATGCTTGCTTTTGCATCTGAGCAGCTTGCATGCTCATCATCAAGCCAGCTACTTGGAGTCCAACACCCATTAGATTTCTACCTCCAACAGCAAGCCATTTAGTGTTAGTGGCAACGGCTGGTCTTGAGTCACTGTGACTGTCCCTTCAGATGACCACCCCAAAAGATAGATCTCTTTTCTATTGCTAATAGGCGTAGGCTCTTGAGAGAAGTCATCTGTAACACGCCTGATTAAAACACTTGTACCTTTTGTTTTTACATCTAGAGATTCATTAAGATCAAGCACAGCCCTTACAATCCTGCGCTTCTGACCAACTGATATGCCATCTGGTAATGTAAACTCAGGGGGCAGGGTCGTCATTGTGGGAGTGTAGTTAATCCCAATCTCTACATTATCAACGGGTGTCGTAAGCGTAAGCTGCCCAGATCCGTTGGTGGTGTATGTCCCTAATGAGTAGTTGCCAGACTTAACAACAACTTCTGTGCTGGGCAAATGGCTAACAGTCCAGGTTGTTATCGCAGATCCATTTGTTTGTTTTGATGCTGCATCAATATGATATTCGTTATCAAGAAGCTCTAGGAAGGTCTTTGTCTGGCTGTTGATTGTGCGCTCAACAACAACAAAGATTTGCCTGTTTACATTAACAACATTCTTAAATAGGCCATTTGTGGTGTACTCAGCCCATCCCTGAAGAGACTCTTTACGAATGCTAACCATGACTGGCATTTTGCCAGCAGAGTTTACTGTATACAGATATGCTTCTACCTGATCCGATGCTTCACGTTGGGCTACCATATCAACTGGCGATCCAATCATATGCTGAGACAGCAACGTAAGAGCATCTGAGTTGTAGGCTTGGCTAAGGTCAGAGTAAACAAACTCCCTGACAGCACCCTTGGATTTGGTCAAAAAGACCAATGCGCCATCAAACTCAACTGGAGAAACATCCCCACTGCCATAAGATGTCTGGCGCTTAATCGCTATTGTGCTTGGAGTCAGCGGCCTGTTTTCAGTCGTCGGAACAAAAAGTTCAGCTTCAGACGTAAAAATCGATAAATGACGGAAAGATTGAATCGTCTTGATTTCAGAGACTTGGTTCTCTGCAATCTGGACTTGAATTGATTCATCATCAAGACCTGTCCCCACATCAAAATTAAAAAACTCTCCAACCTTTGACATAAACAAACTATTGGGAAGATCTTTTGATCCACCAAATATCAGGCGCTGATCGTGAAATGCCACGCTTCTGGCATAACCACGCTGAGAGCAGAATACTTGTTCTTTCCAAGTATCTCTAGCATTTGTATTTGCTACAGCAGCGCTGAATGTTCCCACAACTTCTGTTGTAGAGGTAAAGCCAGTAATGGATATATGAACAACAGTTCCAGCAGAGTCGGCATACTCAATCTTGTCGCCTACATCATTTGCACTAAAAACGGCTGAGCTTGCAGTAAATGTCTGTGAATTAGTATTAGTGTTCTGCGGCGTAATGGTTATTGATGGAGACGAGAACCTAAAATAGGGCTGAAAAGTTTTTCCATCTGCTGAGTCAAAAGCGTAATCAACACGGGCAAATGTATCTACCGCTGTCCTAGTAATCTTCTGCATTGCCATATCTGGATGAACGACAATCATCGTATCTCCAGACTGAGACACCTTCAGCTTACTAATCATCGCTGTAGTCCAAGGACAGGATGTAATGGTCTGAACAATTGTTGTTGGGCTTGAGGCGTCAACTACTTCTAACTTTGTGTTAGAAAATAGAAGAATGTAGGCTTCATCCTCATCATAGATGTAAGGTTCTACCTGATAAGCTGTGTTTGTAATTGTCTGTAGATACCGAAGGCCACCTCTACGGCGAATACCACCTTGCGAGAGAATACGGTAGTTCTCAAGATCTTTTACACCATTCTTATAGGCATTGGAGTCCACTCTCGATGTAAAGAGTGGGGTTAGCTCTCCAGATGTAAAGTTAGTGTAGAAGTCTCTGAGCAGAGCCATTTAATTATGTGCCTTCTATTTCTTGAAAGATTCCATTTCCAAGTCTGGCACGATGGAATCTGCTCAATCGTAGACCTTGTGTTGTTACCTGCTGGCTATCCCTTGCCTTTGCACGACGGAACTGTGCGTCAGCAAGTGTAGTGTATGAGCTTGCAACATCTGCTTTGCGTGTCACTGACAAAGCCAAAATGGATGCAAGTCTGAATATCGTCCACATGGTAAATGTCGGAGGCCAATACTGTGTCTCAGGCCTGAATACATAGTTAAGAACAACTGTGTCTTCTGCCTGTGCATTGATGTAAACATAACGCTCATAGATATCATAACGCTGTGGCACATCATCGATAGTGACAGTTATGACCTGTAGAGTATCTGGATTGGTTGGCAGCGCATAAGCAGCATCCCATCGATCAACTGGAACATCAGTCAACCTAGCAAGCGTCTGCTGTCCTGTAGCAAAATTCCAGTTATGTTGGCTTAAACAGTCAGCAACGACATCTTCATAGATTGTGTTGGCAACAAGAGCTTCATCAGTAGCATCCGTAAATGAAGTCAATGGCTCCAAACCGATCAGAACCATTGCCTTCTGTGCTACTTCTATATCGGTAGATGGAGTTGTTGGCATTTATTAGCGCCCCATGTTTCTCGGAGACTTCTTTTTGTTCAAGCATTTTCCTGCTGCACGACATTTTGCCTTCGTAGGACATGTAGGGCAGTTCTTAAATCCTGAGTTCATTCAGTAACCCCCACCCTTGCGTGGCTTAGGCTTCTTAACTGACTTTTTCATTAACTTGCCTTTTTTCCAAGAGTTGCATTCTTACCAAGAGTAACTGTGCCATTGCGACGGTTGAGAGTCTTGGCAGATGAGGAAGGGGCAGCTTTCGCTGCCGCCTTCTTTTTTGCTGGAGCCTTAGCCATTAACGACTATCCGTTGTCATGCTCACGATATCGCCGGTATCGACGGTACCGCCAGAATTAGAAACAACGGTTGCAATGCCAAAGCCATTTGAGGCGTTAACAAAGATAACGTCGCCAACATTGATCTCACTGGCCTTACTATTAAAGTAGCCAGCAGTATCAATAGTATTCAGAGCATCTCCACTGGATGTGTAATGCCAGATATGGAATCCATTGCCTGAATAGTTGACCAAGGTGAAGTTTGCGTCTGTATAAGCCATCTCAACTTCTCCTTATTTCTTCAGCTCAAGTTCGAAACAACCTTCAGCATCGATCAAGGTTGCGTTCATTTGCATCTTGTTCAGAACAAAGTACGCATCCTTATCGTTATGATACTGCATGTTGGACGAAACATCAGCCCCGATTGCGTGACCAATAGAGCCGCTGTGCCATGCAAAACACTTACGATGTGTTGTGCCAGCAGCATCAGATCCGTTTGTCTCATCAAGACCAGAGAATGGGAACCACATGAAGCCAAGCCATTCCTTGGCAGTCATAGCGTTATTGAAAGGAAGGTCAGCCTCGCCAACATAGTTAGTGCGAGAAAACTCATCCAGATCAAGAAGCTGTGACCATTGCTCCCAGCCAACAGCAACGTAACGCTGACCATCGTCAGGAACATTGTTGTTACCAAAAAGCTCCATCAAGCCAAACGCCCAAGCAAGAGTAAC